TAAGAAGATGGCTGCTCGAGATGCGCTTGCTCTTGACATCACGGCAAAGACTTTCTCTGACACTATGCGTGAGAAAGACTTCAACCTCTGGTCTGCTCTGGTTGAGCAGTACGGCACGTCAGACTCACGAGCTATGTTCACCAACTACGTAAACTATCGCTTGCGACTCAGCGATCCTCGACGAGTATGGAACGACATCGAGGTGTCACGCCCGGCAGGCGTAGGCTTCGGTCGTATCCCAGATCCTGAGCGCCAGGCGTGGGCAGATGCGCAACGCGAGCTCATCACCGGCGGCCGGTTCGCCTCCGAGGAGCAGGTGCTTGGCCAAGGCGCAGGCATCCTTACGCAGGCCCAGCTGCAGGAGCAACTCCTTGCTAACCCGGCCCTGCACATGGCCACGCTGGACAAGCATGTGTCTAGCCTTGCTGACGCCGGGTATGACGCATCTCGATTCTCTGACTCTGCCAACAACCTGCGCAATGCGTTGCGACGCGCAGAGGGTGAGCTCAAGAGCACGGGCGATATGAAGGAAGAAACACTTGACATGGTCAAGGCTGCCCAGAAGACCTTCCATGCTGACATGCAGAAGATCGGACGAGACTGGGTGCTTCTGCAGCACAAGCGCAGCGCACTTGAGTCGCTTGCCACGCAGTTGCACTTCACTGATCCGCTTGGCGTTGACCCGCATACCGGCAAGATCCTTGAGGCAATGCTCGTCGGCCAAGGGTTCAGTACAGATATCCAGTATATCGTTGACGAAGTAAACGACGTAGTGAACTCAATCGTCCGTGGTGGAGTAGATCCGATCAAGGACGGTAAGGCGTTCCGCGATGGGGTACAGGCTGAGATGGTTCGACGCGTTGCAGACAAGCCTGACCTAGCAGTCAAGTTTGGCAATGGCATGAGCTCAGTAGTAACTCGCCACGGCGCAGAGGAGACTGTGTATAACGCGTTCCAATACGCATACACCATGGCCCTCGACCAGGCCAACAAGACTACGTACTTCCCATCTGCTCGTTCATTCTTCGAGAGGACGATTAACCACCCTGGGCTGGCGATGTACCCATATAGCTACATGTTTAAGAAGATTCTCCCAGAGATGATCGAGTTCCTATTCAAGCGACCGTTCGGTGCACAGGCCCCGATGGCTGGGTACTCCGCCTACATGCACGTACGAGACTATTTCGAGTACGAGCTGGAGACAAACCCAGGTATTGGCATCTGGCTTGACGAGCATCCTAACTCTGTATACATGCTGACCATGATGTTCCCAGGCGTGCCATGGGACGTCACAGCTGTACCACCAGCATGGGCACGCAATCTATATAAGCGCATGGCGAACGGTACCGACTGGAGCCCGGGTGCAGTCCTTAACCAGGACTTCGCAAGGAGCATCACGTCGATTGGTCCGCTAGGCGCGTTGGAAACAACTGGTTCAACTTTGGACGAGTTGTTTAAATCAAAGAACCCTTAGGGTTCGCAAGTAAATGGAGGTTAAAGTGACGGACGAAGTCGTGCTGAACGACCAGGCCCAGTCGCAGGTAGATCCTGCCACTGACCAGGACAACGACATCACCACTTGGAAGAAGCGTCTTGCTGGCAAGGACCAGGCTCTGACGGCTACCAAGAAGCAGCTGGATGAGATCAAGGCTGAATACGATAAGGTTCAGGCTTGGAAGCTCCAGATGGAAGAGGCAAGCCTCACAGAGTTTGAACGTGCGCAGCGACGCATCGCCACTTTGGAACAGGAACTTAAGGCTACTCGGGAAGCCGAGCAGCGCGAGCGACTGTCCAAGGAATATCCTTCCTACGTTCAGTGGGTTGAGAAGTCGAAGGACCTGACCGATGAGGACCGGGCCCGAGAGTTCGAGGCTCTCATGAAGACAGGCGGGGCTCCCAAGCAGGAGTTCGTAGATCCAAACAAGCCGGCGAAGGAAGTTCCTTCGACCGGGAAGAAGCGCTCATCCGAAGAGATTGTTAGGGACATCGCTGCCCTTGGCAATCCTTGGGGCGAGTAAAGAAAAGGAGTTTATAGATGGCTACGCAGACGCGTGCGCTGCTCGACACGAACAGCTCAAACGCTTATTCTGCGCTCATCACGGAGCTCGTTTCGCAGCAGGCTCAAGAGAACCTGCGCAACCGACTGGTGCATGCAATGCCGGGGAACTACACCTCGGGTCGCTTCCAGAAGGGCAGCAACGAGATCCGCTATGCGCGTTACCCTGACCTCACACCGCTTGGTGTGAGCGACACCCTTACCGAGGCAGGCGCCCCTGCTGAGTACGACCTCACGGTTACGACCGAGTCGTTCGTTCCGAAGCAGTACGGTAAGGTTCTCAAGATCTCGGATCTTGCGCAGCTTGACAGCCCGCATGACCTGATCGCCATTGCGTCGGAGCGTCTCGCTCGTGCCGCCACGGAGTCGATGGACAACATCATCCGTGACGTGCTCAAGCTCGGCACCAACGTTATGTATGCTGGTGACGCTTCTGCTCGTGCCAACGTTGGCACCGGCAGCAACGACAACATCACCGGCCTGACCATCAAGAAGGCAGTTGCGAAGCTCAAGGCAGCCAACGTTCCTACGTTTGCTGACGGCTTCTACCGCGCCATCATCCATCCTGCGGTCGAGTTCGACCTCTTGACGGACACCAGCGCCAACGGCTTCCTTGAGGCAACGAAGTACACCAAGTCGCTCGAGCTCCTCAACGGGGAAATCGGCGCCTATGCTGGTGTTCGCTTCCTTGTTTCCCCAAGCGCAGCGGTCTTCACCGGTGCTGGCGGCGGCTCGGCGGACGTCCACTCGACGTTCATCTTTGGGCCTGACGCCTACATCGTTGGCGACAGCCAGACGCTCCAGAGCTACTTCGTGGCTCCGGGCGGCGATCACAGCGATCCTATCGCTCAGATCGCAACGCTTGGCTTCAAGATGCGCTTCGGCGCCATCCTCCGCGGCGAGGGCACGACTGGTGACTTCGATGGTAGCAATACCTCGACCGGCCAGCCTCGTTACCTTCGCGTGGAGTCGACGGCTTCGACGCTCTAATCGTAACTAGGGAGTGGGGGTCGGGCTTCGGCCCGGCCCCCGCAACCACAAGGAGACCTTATGGCAATCACACTATCAGCACTCAGGACCATCGTCCGGCGGGATCTGCGTGACTCTGGTACCACTAAGACATGGAGTGACGACGAAGTCAACGACATGATTAAGTGGGGAGTCCAAGAGGTCTCGCGCATTCGACCACAGGAGACCTATGAAGAAGTTGCGTACACTGCTCCTGCTGTTGGAGCATTCTTTACTGTCAACACACTCACGCTGGACACTGTATACCGTGTTGACGCATATAAAAGCAGCAAGCTCATCGCTTCAGTTCCGTTTGCCCAAGATGCCTCAGCTACTGGTGGATGGGACTTTATCAATGGAAAACTGCACATGCCACCCTATCTCGTCTTGCCTGACGGATGTACACTGCGGGTGTTTGGATACAAGCACTATACCCAGCCCACGTCTGACGCGTCCTCTATCGAGCTCGACGACGACGCTACTAACGCCGTGCGTGCCTGGGTCCAGAAGGAAGCAATGTTCATGCTGATCTCGGACCGCGTCCGGTTCCAGCAGTGGCAGGTTGCATCTGGTGCGTCTGACACTAACAGCATCCAGCTGGCTCAGTTGTATGGCGCAGCCGACCGACGTTGGACGTCAATCTCCAAAGCAGTACGTAGAGTAAGGAAGAACCCCTAATGGATCTCAGCGCAGCTGTCACAATCCAGCGTCCTGGCGCTGCGGCGCTGGACATCAATAGCATTAGAGAGCCGGCCGACATCGGCTCTGCTCCCATTTCTGGGTACATGATTGAGCAGGTTGACTTCTCGTCAGTGGGCGTTAACTCATTCGTTGAGGATACCCCGCAGGTAGACGGAGTCGACGGCTATGACGCGTACCTTGGTGGGCGCATGATCACTCTGATCCTATCCGTATATGGCAACACGTACACGGACTTCTGGGCAAAGATGGACGCACTTAACTTTGCCCTGCAGGCCATGCCCAGAGCAGCAGATGTCAGCGTGTACCCTGCACTCCAGGCTGATGGGCAGCGCAAACTGTCGTTCTCACAGCCCAAGGTTGGCGGTGGTAGCTACAGCCTATACATGATGGTACGGCCGGTAGCTATGCCAAGGTTTGCAATCAACAACGCGTCCGTGGCTGGTGTTACTGAGCGCGGATATTCGCAGAAGGTGACAGTCCAGCTTATGGCAGAAGATCCATACAAGTATTTCGAGACAGCTCAGACGTTCAGCCGGACTGGCACTGGCACAATCAGCGTCGTCAACACCGGCAACACCGTGGCATGGCCAACGGTGACATGGAACCTAACGTCGTCGACTGCTACATCTGCCACGCTTGGATCTGATACCGTGTCACACTCGGCATCAGCTACGTCAATCACTGATACGTTTAAGACTGCAGTATCCACCAGCCCCACCACGCTGACGGGGTTTGCTTTCTTCAGCGTAGCTCCGGGCACATCGTCGGTAAGCGTAGTCGGCCAGTCTGGACAGACCATTAGCATTACAATCAGGGAGGCCCTGCTCTAATGGCACGAAAGAACATCGTCGTCATCTACTCTATGAAGCCGTATAACGATGCCACTCCGTTCGCAAAGAATCAGGTGGTTGCAGTTATCCCGGATGCTAGGGACATCGGTGTTCAGCTATATGCCAATGACTCTGGCTATGCATTCTTCACCCTGCCAGTTGACCATCCGGCAGCTCCGCTGATCCAGCCCCTGCAGCAGCACTACTCAGTGCAGAGGTGGGACGGCAGCCAGTACGTAGACATTCAGTCTGGCATCATCACGGACTACGACGCAGGGGTCAACGAGATTGTGATCAATGGCGTGGACTATATGACTGCGCTAAACAAATACTATACCCAGATCCATGGGCCCAAGATTGGAGACAAGGCAGTACCTAGCTCCGACACTACGTCCATTACTTCCGGCGGAGACAACACAACCCCCAAGACATGGATTGCATCTGCCATCTCAAAGGACTTGGCGAAGAAGAGCAATGGATACTGGGTTGCAGTAGTTGACTCTACGTATCCTAATGTAGGAAAAGTAGAGATTTACAATGGTGTTCCGGATA